CCAGGTGGAGGCGCTGGCCGGCTTCCTGCAGCAGCGCCTGCAGCTGGCACCGGGCCAGCGCGTGCTGCTGCAAAGCCAGAACTGCCCGCAGTTCGTCAAGCCAAGCACGGGCGCGGCGAACGCCAAAGAGCTGGTGTTCGACAAGATCGATTCGGGTTACCGGGTTGGCACCGCCGGCAACAAGGGTGTTGGCCGATCCATGACGGCTCAGCTGTTCCACGGCTCAGAGGTGGCTTTTTGGCCCAATGCTGAGGCACACGCTGCTGGCGTGCTGCAGGCGGTCCCGGATGAGGAAGGAACAGAGGTAATTCTGGAGTCCACGGCCAACGGGGTGGGCAACTTCTTCCACCAGTCGTGGCAGGAGGCTGAGGCGGGGATCAGCGGATTCATCGCGATCTTCGTTCCCTGGTACTGGCAGGAGGAGTACCGGAAGGAGCTTCCGCCAGAGTTCGTGCCGTCTGATGAGGAAAAGGCCTACGCGGCCGCCTACTCGCTGGACTGGGAGCAGATTTACTGGCGTCGCCTGAAGATCGTCCAACTCAAGGACGCAAACCTGTTCAAACAGGAGTACCCGGCAACCGCCGCCGAGGCATTCCAGATGTCAGGCCATGACAGCTACATCAAGCCGGAGATCGTGGTTGCAGCCCGAAAGCTGGAAAGGGAGCCGGTTGGCCCCTTGATCATTGGGTTGGACCCCGCAAGGTTTGGGGATGATTCCAGCGCCATGGTGGCTCGCCGCGGTCCGAAGGCTTGGATGGTCGACCGGAAGACCAAGTGGGACACCATGCAGGTTGCTGGCTGGGCGAAGAACGTCATCGACCAGCAGAAGCCTGCGCGCATGTTCATCGATGTTGGCGGCCTCGGGGCTGGAATCTACGACCGACTGGTTGAGCAGGGATATGGTCCAGCTCCCCGCGGTAGCGGGGTCGTCTCGGCTGTCAATTTCGGCTCCGCACCAATCCAGCCCGCTCGCTACGACGAGAAGGGTCAGGAGATGGGGGGCGGCCCAGCGAATCGCCGCGCAGAAATGTGGATGGCGTCCAAGGAATGGCTGGAAAGCCCGTCTGGGGCAGATATCCCTGATGACGACCGGCTGCAGGCAGATGCTTGTGGTCCGAGCTACCGATACGACTCCAGCAGTCGAGTGATCTTGGAGAGCAAAGAACAGATGCGCGCCCGAAACGTCGCTAGTCCCGACGCATGGGACGCGCTTGCCCTCACGTTTGCCGAGCCAGTCGCCCCGAAGCGGGAAGCGGCCTCGCTCAACTTCGAAACTTCGTGGAGCTGAAATGTCCGATCTGACGCCAGACGATCCGCAGTACGCAAAGGACCGCCCTGGCATTGATCAGGACGATCTGCACAAAGAAATGCTGGATCGGCACCAAATCTGTGCCGACTACTGGAATCCGAAGTACCAGATGGCGCGCGATGACATGCGTTTTGCCTTCATGCCGGATGACCAGTGGGACGAGTGGATGAGCGAGCGCCGCAAGGGGCGCCCCATGTACACCGTCAACAAGCTTCGTCAGGCTATGAAGCAGATTACCAACGACCAGCGGCAGAATCGGCCGCAGGCGAAGGTGAGGGCGGTGGAGGACGCAGATGCTGACCTAGCCGAAATCCGGCAGGGCCTCATTCGCAATATCGACTCCACGAGTGACGCCGATCGGGCCAGGGATACCGCATTCCAGTTCGCTGTGGGCGGAGGCTTCGGGGTCTGGCGGATCACAACCTCCTACGAGGATGACGGTGGTTTTGACCAGGTCATCAAGAAAGAAGAGGTCCCTGACCCGTACTGCGTGTTTTTCGACCCATCGGCGCAGTCAAAGGACCGCCGCGATGCTCGCTATGCCTTCGTGGATACCACGATGGCCCGGAGCGAGTTCAAGGAGCGCTGGCCTAAGGCAGAGATCGTCTCGGTCAAGAACAACCTTGATCAGCCAAACTGGTGGGGCGACAAGGATGTGACCGTTGCCGAGTACTGGTACAAGCAAGTCGAAGACGTTGAAATCGTCCTGCTTTCCTCTGGCGAGACGGTCGATGCAGACAGCTTGGACTTGATCATGGATGAGCTGGCCGAGGCCGGCATTACCATCCAGCGCCGGCGCATGTCGCAGCGGACCAAGGTATACCAGTGCATCGTTTCTGGGACCGAGATCCTGGAAGGGCCGACCGAGTGGCCGGGGCGTTTCATCCCGCTGGTTCCTGTGTGGGGTGAAATCCTCCGCATGGAGGGCGAGGACCACTTCTTTGGCGCCGTGCGCTTCGCCAAGGATGCCCAGCGCATGTACAACTACGAGCGGTCGGTGATGATCGAAATCATTGATGACCAGGGCTATAGCCCGTGGCTCATCACTGATGGAACCGCACTTGAGAACAAGGGCCAGTGGCAGAGCCTTCGCACTAAGCGGCCGCCAGCATTGACATGGAAGCCAGACCCTACTATCCCAGGCTATGGCCGTCCTGAGCGCCTGCCAACCCCGGACTTCCCTGCTGCGTTGGCCAACTCCGCGGCGATCAGCTCTGATGATCTGAAGGCAGCAACAGGAATCTACGACGCGAGCCTCGGAAGCCGTAGCAATGAGACCAGCGGGCGCGCGATCCTGGCCCGCCAGCGGGAAGGAGATGTGGCGAATTTTGACTACATCGACAACCTGGCATTTGCAGTCAAGTACGATTTTGAGATCACCAATGACCTGATCACTGCGGTCTACGACACACAGCGCCAGATTCGGATCATCGGCGACGACGGGGCAGAGAAAATCGTTGCAGCAAACAAGGTCGTCATCGACCAGCAGACGGGGCAGGAAGTAATCCTGAACGATCTGTCCAAGGGCCGATTCGACATTACGGCGACCGTTGGTCCTAGCTTTGCCACGCAGCGCTTGGAGGCGGCCGAGGCGTTCCAGCAGCTCAGCCAGACGCAGGGACCGTTCGGCGCAATTGCGGCCTACAACTTCGTCAAGAACCTGGACCTCCCGCGGAACGAGGAGGGCGTCAAGGCTATGCGCCGCATCTTGGTGCAGCAAGGCTTGCTTGAGCCGGAAGAGGGCGAACAGCCGCCGCAGCAGGGCCCGACGCCCGACCAAATCGCTGCCGCCGAGAAGGCTCAGGCGGACGCTGCGGAGTCGATGGCAAATGCCGGCAAGTCGCAGGCACAGGGCGCCTTGGCCCCTGCTCAGGCAGAAGGCCAGGCTCTACAGAATCAGGCGGCACAGATCACGTTGAGCGCTGCAATGCAGCCTCTGGTGTACGTGCCGCAGAACGCGTTACCCGCACCGGGCGGATTCCCGGGCCAATTCGTCTGAGGACGCAGAGATGACTGAAGAAGTGAGTAAGCCGGGCCCGGTCGATAACAGCCACCTTGATCCGGCGTATGCCGCGCAAGCCCCGAAGGAAGAGCCCAAGCCGAATGCTGAGCAGGAAGCCCAGCAAGACGCCGGTTCTGACAACGACGGTGAGCAGAACGAGTCCGAGCAGTCGGCAGCTACGGAAACTGATGACGCCCAAGCAGCACCGGCCAAGCCGCGCGGCGTGCAGAAGCGTCTTGATGAACTGACCCGCGAGAAGCACGAAGCACGACGGGAGGCCGAGCACTGGCGAGAGATGGCGATGCGGAACAACCCGCAGAAGCCTCAGGAACCGGTGCAGCAGGTAGAAAGCCAGAGCAGCGATGAGCCGACTATGGAGTCGTGCGAATTCGATGTGCCGCGCTACACGAAGGAGTGGCACAAGTGGAACAAGGAGCAGGAGAGCAAGGCTGAAAAGGTCGCCAAGGCTCAACAGGCGGTGGTGGAGCGTCAGCAGAAGTTCCAGGCCAGCGCGGCGGAGTTCGCCGCCCAGGTCCCTGACTTCGGCCAGCTCATCACCAATCCGGCTCTCCCTTTCACCGATGCGATGTTTGAGGCCGTAACCGAGACCGATAACCCCGCAGCGGTGGCCTACTATCTGGCGAAGAACCCTCAAGAGGCTGCCTCGATCGCAGCGATGTCGCCGGCAGCTGTTGGCCGAGCCATCGCCAAGATTGAGTCCCAGATTGCTCCCGGCGAGAACGCGCGTCAGCCCACTCAGAAAACCGTGACCCAAGCCCCGCCCCCGCCCACGATCCTCAGCGGCACGAAGACGCCAAGTAAGAAGCTGGACGAGATGTCTATGGCTGAATATGCGGCTCACCGTGCTGAAGAGAGAAGGGCGAAGGGCCTCCGACCGTAATCAGAGGACTTATGGCAAACCAACTTCTCACCACTGACATCATCCTGCGCGAGTCGCTTTCGATTCTGCGACAGAAGCTCACCTTCCTGCGCCGCATCAACCGGCGCTATGACGACCGCTTCGCCATCAACGGCGCCAAGGTCGGCGATACCGTGTCCATCCGCGTACCGACCCACGGCAAGGTCCGTACCGGGCGTGCAATGGACGCTGGCGACATGATCGACCGCGTGGTGCCGCTGACCATCGCCAACCAGAACGGTGTGGACCTGGTCATCAACAGCTCGGACCTTACCCTGAGCATCGATGACCTGCGCGAGCGCTACCTGGACCAGCGGATCAGCGATCTGGCAGCCCGTATCGAGTCGGCGGTGATCTCCGACGCCCTCAAGTCGGCCTACCAGACCGTCAACAACGCAGATGGACTGCTGGGCTTCACCGAGGCGCTGGAAGCGAACAAGATCCTGTCGGATCAGAATGCCCCGGCTGATCGCTTCATGCTGACCAACACCACCGGCACCATCCAGGTGGTCAATCAGAACGCCAACCGCTTCAACTCGCAGGACCAGATCGGCCGGCAGTATGAGGAAGGCCTGATGTTCCGCTCGGCGGGCTTCGACTGGTACGAGACCAGCACCATGCCGACTCAGACCATGAGTGCGGCCTCTGGTTATCTGGTGAACGGTGCAGGCCAGGCCGGCAACAGCCTGATCGTGGATACCGGCACCGGTGCATTCAAGGCGGGCGACCGATTCACTATCGCCGGGGTCTTCACCGTCAACCCGGCCACCCAGCAGTCCACCGGCACCCTGCAGAGTTTCGTGGTGACTGCGGACAAGGCATCGGGTGCTGGCACGCTGGCAATCGCTCCCGCGATCCTCGGTCCGGGCAACGAGAACCAGACCGTTACGGCGCTGCCGGCAGACAACGCGGCGATCACGTTCCAGGCTGCGAGTAGCGGCCCGGGGGTAAACCTGGCCTTCGCCCGCGACTTCGTTACGTTCGCCACCGTTGACCTTCAGATGCCGCCCGCCGGCACCGCCAAGGCATCGCGCATGGAGTTCGACGGCCTGTCCATGCGAATGGTGCAGGACTTCGACACGCGAAACGACCAGATGCTCTATCGCCTGGACATTCTGTGGGGCTCGGCGGTTCTGCGTCCGGAACTGGGCGTCGTCATCCCGAACGACCTCACCAAGATCAGCTAATAGGAGATCCCCATGGCACTTTCGAAAGACACCATCGGCTATGCCGTACCCGAAACCTCGGACGGCACCTGCGTGGGCCGTAATGCCACCTCCAAGGTTGGCTTTTTCGGCACCACTCCAGCGGTCCAGCCCGCAGCGCTGAGCTTGGCGACCGTCACGGCGGCGCAGCTGGCCACCGCACTGGCTTCGCTGGGCATCATCAAGACCACTGCCTAAGGGCACGACACCAGAGCCCCGCCGCAACGGCGGGGCCTGACAGGAGATCGAAATGACTGACAAGAAGCACGCCAGGTACATGACGAAGGAAGGCGAAACCAAGCTGTTCCACGGTGACGACATGGAACAGGGCCTCAAGGACGGCTGGATCGTGGCCGAAGGCAACAAGTCCAACGGTGAACCGTGGAATCCGGATATCCGCGAAGACGAGCTGTCGCCGCTGGATGCTCAGGCCGAAGTCGTCCGCTCCAACCAGGTCCGTCAGGACAAGGTGGATGCTCAGGATGAAAAGGCCGAGAAGGCCGAGAAGTCGAAGAAGTAACCCATTGAAGGGGCGCTCTATGCGCCCCTTCTCTTTAGGAGATGCCCGTGCAGGCCATTCAACACATCGCCAGAGCCATGCGCCTTCTGCGTGTCATTGACGCCAATGAAGCGCCAGAGGCCAAGGAGGCGGAGGACGCGCTGATGACGTTGAACGCCATGCTGCGCCGCTGGGAAGCAAATGGCGTGTCGTTGGGCTGGAACAATATTGCTTCCGTCACCGATGAACTTAAGGTCCCGGAAGAGGCCGATGAGGCAATTTCATTCAATCTCGCGGTGCGCTTGCGCCCCGAGTATGGCGTAACTCTTGAACCCGACGTTGTCCAGGCAGCACGTGATGGTCTGGCATCTCTGCGCCGCGACGTGCTTATCGCGGAGCCGCTTGCTCACGATGACTGCGGCTATGGTTACGACACCCGTTCTGACTCTTACTATGGTGGCCGCCCCTAATGCGCGCCAACCCCGTAGACCTGATCGGAGGCTTCTACGCCGACGACACGCTGCCGTGGTCGTGCCAGGACACCGTGAACTGGCTGCCGGTGATGGCTGAGGTTGGTGGGGCGCGCACGCCGAGCAAGCTGGCGACGCCGCCGGGACTGAAGCCGTACCAGCGCGTGGGTACTGGCCCGATCCGCGGCATGCACGATCTGGAAGGCGCTCAGTTCGTCGTGTCCGGTCGCTACCTGTACCGGGTCGGCACCAACGGCGTGGCTGTCCCCATCGGCGTGATCCCTGGCGTTGGCCGAGTGAGCATGACCCACAACCAGTTCAAGACCGGCTATCAGCTGCTGGTAGAGAACGGGCAGGGAGGTGGTGGGTACGTCTACGACTCCAACACCAAGGCGTTTGCTCGCATCACCGATGAGGGCTATCCCGGCTCGATCTCGTCGGACTACCTCGATTCCTACCTGCTGGGCGTGGAGCCGCAGGGCCGTTACTGGTTCCACAGCAATCTGGCTGACGCCACCGACTACAACACGCTGGACCGCTACGAGTCCGAGGCCTCCCCGGACAAGATCGTCGGACTGGCCGTGAGCCAGCTCGAAGTGGTGGTTTTCAACCAGCGCACCATCGAGTTCTTCTACAACGCTGGCGGGGCGACTGGCACCTTCCAGAACCGCCGGCAGTCCATTACCCGCGGCTGCGCATCGCGCCACACGATCGCCAAGCTGGACAACACCCTGTTCTGGCTGGGCGACGACGGGATTGTGTACCGCCTAGAGGGCTACTCGGCACGTCCGATCTCCACCGGCCCGATGCACCGCGCCTTCGCTGGCAAGAACTGGAGCGAGGCGTTCGCTGAGGTGTGGGAGGATCGCGGCTTCAAGGTCTACTACCTCACCTTCCCCGATGGGATGACCTTCGGCTATGACGTGGTGTCAGGCCTGTGGACGCGCCGGAAGTCGTTTGGCCTCAACCGCTGGCGTCTGAGCCAGATCGTCAGGTGGGGGGATAAATGGTACGGCGGCGACTATCAGGACGGCCGCCTCTGGAATCTTGACTGGGACTACCCTGCTGAGGGAGTCCAGCCGATGGTTTCGGAGCGGACTAGCGGCGTAGTGGCTGACAACCAGGCCGCTTTCATCATCCCCAACGCTGAGCTCGTTTTCGATGTGGGGCAGAAGGAAGTGCTGCTGACTGACGCATTCCCGGTTCAGCCCGAGTCCCCCTCCATCACTGGCGATGCGCCTGACGTGATTCTGGGCGACGCCTATCCTGGGTACACCTACACCCTCTCCGGTGGCCTTCCGCCTTATCGCGTCACCCTCGTCGGCGGCGCGCTTCCTGCCGGCCTGACGATCACCGAGCAAGGTGTCATCTCGACAGGATCTTTGTCGTCGATGGGCGGTAGCAACTTCACGCTACGTGTTACGGACGCCAACGGCCTATGGTCTGAGCTGGCGGATTCCATCTACGTCACCAGTGCGGTTCTTTCGCTAGGCAATACAGACGTGTCTTCGAAAACCATCAGTAGGCGCAGTATCGCGGGATCCTGGGCGCTGGCGACAGCTGGTGCCGTACCCGCCGCCTCCAGCTACCTGATGGGGCTTGTGAGCGGTCGTTTTATGGCTTGGGACTCCACAAGCGCCCACTATAGCGATGACTTGGGTGCCAACTGGATCGCAACCTCGGCCGCCACGGCCGGCACTGGTGGAGACTACACGGGGGACGCGCTGGATTCACGGGTGATCATTGGCGGCGGACAGACCGGAAACATCTTCACCAGTGGAAATTCAGGAGCATCTTTTTCCACTCGAGCGACAGG